GATGGTTACCCCGACAACAGTGTTTTTAATATTCATGGTGATATATCTTTTAACGTTGGGTATGGGATTACACAGGAAGGAGTTGATCAGTTCGCTAAAACTTTAACTGATGAAGAAAAGGAAGCTCGTTTGATGGGAATACCGTCTTATATGAGCGGCCTTGTTTATCCTAATTTTTCCAGAAAAAAACATATTGTCAACAGGTTTGGAATACCTCTTGACTGGGTTGTTGACATTGCGATTGATATACATCCAAGGACACAGCAGGCCATGCTTTTTTGTGCTGTAAGTCCGAGAGGCGATAAATATCTTATTAATGAGATATGGGCGCATGGAGACGGGAACTGGGTAGGGGAAGAAATTATAAGATGTGTTTCCATAAATAAATACAGAGTTGGAAGGGTAATTATAGATCCGCTTGCAAAGGGGGATAGTAACAATACCAATTCGGTTTTTGATAAAATTCAATTAATTTTATGGCGGAATGGAATGCAATTAGAGGTAGCATGCAAAGACAAAACGTCCGGGATACTTGAAGTAAAAAATCATTTAATGGGGCCGAATAACGAACCCTCTTTATTTATATTTAATGACCTGATCCGTACTATATTTGAGATAGAAGGGTATATGTATGATAAAGAAACACAGTCTCCTATGGACAAGGATGATCATATGATGGAAAACCTGTACAGGCTTATGTTGTTAGATACGCAATGGACACCCGTTGAGTATGAAGCGGAAGAAGCGGAAGGGCAGCATTATCAGGGACGGAGTGCAGTCGGAGGATATTAATGGGGCTTGAAAAACTGAAAGAATATATTGAAAGTGTGAATATTGCCGATTCCCTGTCTGATGATAAGCTGTCTCAGATTGGGGCTAAGGTTGTTGAAGGGTATGAAATAGACCTTAATTCGAGAAGCGATTTTGATGCAATCAACATAGAGTCGATGAAGCTTGCAAAGCAGGTTTTTGAGAGGAAGACTTTCCCGTGGGATAATGCGGCTAATGTTAAATATCCATTAATAACGGTTGCTGCCATACAGTTTGCAAGTAGAGCCATGCCTGAAATCATTCCTAATTCGGGTGTTGTTAAAATTAAAATAGTAGGGAAAGATCCTGGAGGCTTAAAAAGAGCCAGAGGTGAACGTGTTACTGAATATATGAATTATCAGCTTACTGAAGAAATGGTGGAATGGCTTGATGGAACTGATAAATTATTACATGTTTTGCCTATTATAGGAACTTGTTTCCGCAAAATGTACTTTGATAGTCTTCTTAAAAGAGTTGTATCTAAGTTTTTAACCTGTGACGATGTTGTTGTTCATGCCAAAGCTGAAAGTTTACTTACCGCAAGGAGAATTTCTCATAAATTTTATAAATATTCCAATGATATATACGAACTTTCGGCATCAGGGATATGGAAGGAATATGAGTTTGGAGCCGCACAGTCGGAAGACAACGACGAGTCTGCTCCGCACCTGTTTATTGAACAGCACCGATGGCTTGACCTTGATGAGGACGACTACGAAGAACCTTATATTGTGACTGTTCATAAGGAAACAAGACGGGTTGTTCGTATTGTTGCAAGATATGACGATGAAGATATTTATGCTATTAATGGAAAACTTATAAAAATAACTCCAATAGAATATTTTATTAAATATTCTTTTATACCGAATCCTGATGCAGGTTTTTATGATATAGGGTTTGGGTCATTATTATATCCAATAAATAGTTCAATAAATACGGTTATTAACCTGCTATTGGATGCCGGAACGCTTTCAAATACCGGCGGAGGGTTTTTATCAAAAGGGATAAGAATAAAATCAGGATCAGTATCTTTTAAACCTGGAGAATGGAAAAAGACAGAGTCTTTATCACAGGATCTACGTACAGGGATATTCCCTTTACCGGTGCGTGAGCCTTCTCAGGTATTGTTCCAGTTACTCGGATTACTGGTTAGCGCCGGAAATGATATCTCTTCTATTCAAAATGCGATGAAGGGAGAGAAACCCGGGGAAAACGTATCGGCTGCAACTGTTCTGGCACTTATTGAGCAGGGGTTAAAGGTTTTTGGAGGTATTTATGCCCGTGTTCATCGTTCACTTGGTAATGAATATAAGATGTTATACAAATTAAACGAAAAATATCTTGAACCAACTCATTATTTTAATATTATTGATTCGGATACTCAGGAACAACGGGCGGTAATGAAGGATGATTTTAATTATAAAGACCACGATATTAAACCTTCCGCCGACCCGTCATTATCATTAGAGGTTCAAAAAACAGCAAGGGCACAGGCTTTAATGGAAATTTCAGGGAGACCTGGACTTAATGAAGATGAGGTAACGAAAAACTATCTTGAAGCTATTAAAGTGCCGTCAGAACAATTTTTTGTTCTTCCTGAAAACAGAGACAATAAACCTGATCCTAAGATTGAAGAAATTTATGCAAAGCTTGATTTTGAAAAGAATAGATTAAAGATAGAACAGGATAGAGCGCATCTGCAAAGGCTTGAAATTTTTGCGAGAATAGAAGATTTGAGGGCAGGCGCAATATTAAAGATTGCAAAGGCGGAGGCCGAAGAGATGGGGCCGCAACTCGAAGAGTATAAGGTATTTGTTCAAGAGCTTGGTGTGAAAATGCAGGCTTTAAGAAATCAGGATGCTCAATCAACAGGAGAAAACAGTGGTGAATAAGATTGAATATAATGAGAATACTATAACGGTTGAAGAGTTTGCAGAATGGAAGTTACATCCTGTAACGAAAAAGATGTATAATATTATTGGTTCATTCAGAGATAATTTATCCGAATCTTTAATTAACGGAGATACGCTTTTACGTAGTCAGGGAACGGCTGAGGAGACGGCAAGGATAGTAGGTATCATTTATGGTGCGGACTTGTTTTTAAAGGCAAAATATGAGGATGACGAAGGGTAAAAAGAGTGTTCCCCACAGGCGTGGGGATGAACCGGGATGGTAAACAATATAGACTAATGAACGATAGTGTTCCCCACAAACGTGGGGATGAACCGAATTAGAGCATACAATGAGAAAGGAGAAAAAGGTGAAATCGGAAATTAATAAAAGCGGATTATTGCCAATAGAATTCAAGGTTTTAATAGAGCTTGACGAGATTGGCAAAATGACAAAAAGCGGGAAACTGTTTGTCCCTGATACGGTCAGAGAGATAGAGCAAATGAAACAGGTTAAGGCGACTCTTATTGCAGCCGGCGGGAACGCTTTTGAGGACATGTTAGCTCCGATTCCAAAGGTAGGAGACAGGGTTTATGTAGCAAGAGCAGCAGGATATAATGTTACAGGAAAGGACGGAAAGCAATACAGGTTAATGAACGATAAAGACATAGCCGCAATTATTATAGAGGAGTGAAAGTCATGAGCGAGACCCAAGAGAAAGATATTAATCAAAAAGACGATACAGACCAGGTTAAACCATCTGAAATAGAGGATCAGGCTTCACGGATGGGTTGGGTTAATGAAGACAATTTTCGTGGAGAAAAAGACAAATGGATATCTGCGGAAGAATTTGTTGAGCGTGGGGAAACACAGTTACCCATCATGAAGGAACGGCTTAAGAAGATGGATCAAACTGTTGTAGGCCTTAAAGATACGATTTCAGATATGAAAAAAACATTTAGAGAGTTTAAAAAATATCATTCTGAATCTGAATTAAGGCAGTATAAAAAGGCGGTAAGAGACCTTACAGATCGGCAGAGAGTTGCAGTAGAAAGCAGTGATGTTGAACAGTTTGATGCTATTGAAAAAGAAAAGCAGGAATTAAATAAAGAGATGCAGGATAAAAACACTTCTGTACAAATTGACAGTGGTGGTGATGATGAGGCTGTAGTGGTTTTTAATGAATGGAAAAAGGATAATCAATGGTTTGATGATGACCCTGAGCTTAGAAGTTACGCTCAAAATATATCAGTCCATATACAAAATACAAAAGGGATAGGCGGGAAAAAACTTTACGAAGAGGTTAAGAAGGATGTGAAAGACCGATTCCCTGAAAAGTTCGGGAATAAAAAAAGGGAAACTCCAAGCAGGGTGGTTGGAAACAGTGATGCACCTGTAAAAAATAATAAACACGGCTTTAGTAGTCTTCCAAAAGATGCTCAAACGGAATGTTTAAGGTTTATAAAAACAATTCCCGGATTTACTAAGGAAGAATATGTTGAAAGCTACGAATGGGATTGAAACTTAAAATAAAGGACTGAGGTAAAAACATGGGAGAACAAAATCAGATACACGGGAATAAACAGGAAGCAAAGCCGGTTATAAAAAGAAAAAGGTATGTTTTACGAGGCGACTTACCTGAAGATCCGCCCGATGTTGAATCTGAAGATGACGAACCTGAAAAGGATGTATGGGGGACGCTGTCCCACCTATCAGAAACAGAAAAACATAGGCCTCAAGATGAATTCGTGGATTTAGATATCGTATCCCCTGCCACGATAAAACGTGACGGCCAGTTCGCCAAGGTCGAAGCGTCTCCTGAAAGAAAAAAGAGAGTTCCTCTTGGAGTTCCGAGAGCTAAACTTGCAGTTAATAAACGGACAGGGTATGTCAGGCGTTGGATTAATGATAGGGACGGAAGAATAATAAGAGCTAAGGAAGGCGGTTACAACTTTGTAAAAAGTGAAGACGCAGAATTTGTAGATAGTGACGTTTGCAACACAAACACAATATCTAAGGTAGTTGATTCTGATGGAACAAAGGCATTTTTGATGGAAATAAGCGAGCAATTTTACGAAGAAGATCAGATTGAAAAAAGAAAATTTGTTGATAGAACGGAGGAAGCTCTCAGGAAAGGAGAGGATTCTCATGGAACTCCTGGGAGAGATGGACGGTATATCCCAAAAGAAGGGATTAAAATTTCACGAAATTAAAAATTAAGGAGAAATAATATGGCTAATTCTGACAGCCCAACTGGATTAACACCCATACGGCACGCTAATGGAGCGCCTTATAACGGGGCGTTTAAAGAATATTATGTTCCCTCAACGTATGCAACTGCATTGTTTGTTGGTGATCCTG